TCGCAGCTCGTTGCTGTCTCGCAGGAAATGCTTGACGACACCGGCTTCGACCTTGCGGCGTGGTTGGTTCGTGACATCGGCCGTGGCATCGCTCGCCTCGCTGACGCTGACATGATCAACGGTGTTGGTACTGCCAACCCGAAGGGCATGACCATCCTCAACGGTGCAGGCACCAACGCCCCCATCACAACCGGTGGTTCGTTGATTACGCCCACCTATGAGAAGCTGGTGGACCTGGTCTACAGCGTGAACGATTCATGGCGATCCAACGGCGCTGCATGGTTGATGAAGGACGCGAACGCGGCCACGTTGCGTAAGCTTCGCGACGGCGCTGGTGGCACCGTCGGGGCAACGATGTGGGAACCCTCAGTTTTCAACGGGCTCACCAATTCAACACCGGACCGCTTCTTGGGCTACCCGGTTTTCACAGATCCGAACTGTGCAACGGCTGGTTCCAACGCGGTGTGGGCAACGTTCGGAGACTTCTCCGAGTACGTCATGCGCACCATCGGCAACCCAGTCCTCGATCAGGACGCGAGCGTCTACTACGCCACCGACCAGATCGCGTTCCGCGGCCGCTGGCGTGCAGACGGAGATCACCTTGAGATCTCCGGCCTCAACAACTTGGTGATGAACGTCTAGTTCGTTGCCCGTAAGTCCCTTCGTCGGGAGGGGATGCGTGCGCCTAGAGCGTGCGTGTCCTCCCGTCGAAGGTTGTAATCCACCCGACGAAGGAGACCCACTAATGCCAGTGCACCATGTCCCGCGCGCGTCTTTGGACGAAGCGCTCAAAGAACTCACCCGCACCGGTGAGAAGGTTGTGTCGATCGTCCTCGACGACGACGACCGCTACGAAGTCACCACCCGTTTCGCTGTCGCCAATGAGCGCATGGAAACGAGGACAGCATGAAGATTCTTCTGCTCTCCAACAGCCCTACCGCTGGCACCGGCTACGGCGTGCAAGCAGCAATGCTCGCCGATCGTCTCGCCGGTCTCGGCCACGACGTTGCGATCTCTTGCAACTTCGGGCACCAAGTCGGCGTCAAGGGGTTCAAGACTGAGTCAGGCCACACCGTGCGCCTGTACCCGTCACGTTTCTCTGCCGCTGGTGACGACATCGTTCACGGCCACGCCAATCACTTCTTCGACGGTGACAAGCACGGCGGTTGGATCATCACCATCACCGACGTGTGGGCAATCAACAACCCTGCGTTGGCAGAGTTCAAGGTTGCAGCCTGGGCACCGATTGATCACCTGACAATGCCTCCCGGCGTTGGCGAGTTCTTTCGTCTCACCCACGCTGCGCCGCTGGCAATGTCACGTCACGCTGAGGCCGAGTTCGCTCGCCTTGGCATGAACCCGACATACATCCCGTTGGCTGTCGACACCAAGGCATACGTGCCGACGTTCGAGATCACCGACAAAGCATCAGGTGCCACCGTCGACAGCCGCACCTACTTCGACTTGCCACACTCGGCGTTCGTTGTAGGCATGGTTGCAATGAACAAGGGCTGGGTGTTGGACCGCAAAGGATTCTCCGAAGCGTTCTACGCGTTCGGTGAGTTCCGTCGCCGCCACCCTGAAGCAGTGCTGTTCTGCCACACCGACAAGATCGGCGCGGATGGCATCTCGCTCACAGAGCTGGCGTTCGACGCCGGCATCCCTGCCAACGCGTTGGTGTTCTCCAACCAGTACGCATACACGCTTGGGTTCTCCACTGAGATGATGGCCGCAGCGTACTCGAGCATGGATGTGCTGCTGTGCCCTTCACACGGTGAAGGTTTCGGTGTGCCCATGATTGAGGCGCAGGCGTGTGGCACTCCGGTGATTGCATCGAACGCCACCGCCCAGGCTGAACTTGTTGGCCCCGGCTGGCTCGTTGATGGGCAACGCACTTGGAACCAGTCGCAACGTGCGCCGTCGTTCGTGCCGTCCGTGATCGACATTGTCGACAAGCTTGAGCTTGCCTTCGTCGCTGACCTTCAAGGGATGCAGGCCGCATGTCTTTCGTTCGCAGCTGGTTACGACGCAGACAAGATCTTCGCCGAGCATTGGGTGCCGTTCCTCGAGCAGATGGAACCACCAGCACGCGAGCTGCACCCAGCAATGACCGACGTCGCAGTGTTGGTGCCGGTGATGAACCGGCCCCAGAACGTGAAGCGTGTCGTCGACTCGTTCAACGCCAGCAACGACGGCACCGCCAAGTTGTTCTTCATTGTCGATCCCGACGACGAAGCTGAGATCGCAGCGATCAAGAAGGCCAAGGCCAAGTTCATCGTCTCTGATCGTGGCCGCACATACGCCGCTAAGGCCAACGTCGGCTACGCGAACACCACGGAGTCGTTCGTGTTCGTGTGCGGTGACGATTGCGAGTTCACCCCCGGCTGGCTTGATGCTCCACGGTTGTTGTCCGACAGGTATCACCTGATCGGCACCAACGACTCGGAGAAGGGCCGTGTGCGTAACACCGAAGTCGCTGCTGGGCGTCACGCCGATCACTTCTTCTTGCGGCGCACCTACATCAACGAGCCCGGTTCGTGCCTTGAAGGCCCGGGCGTGCTTGCACCTGAGGCGTACACGCACTTCTACACCGACAAAGAGATCGTCGCCTTGGCCCGTGCTCGTGGCGTGTACACGGCGTGTCTCGACTCGCGAGTCATCCATCATCACCCCGGCTTCGACGGTGACGAGCAGGCCCGCAAGGACGACGCCACCTACATGAAAGCTGTCGAGCATTCAGAGTCCGACCGCGTCACTTTCGTGCGTCGTCTGCCACTGATCGAGCAGCAACGCAACGGGCGTGGCTCATGAGTCGCCCGCTACGCATTGACACCTTCCCCATCCACGACGAACTCGACATGCTTGAATGCAGACTGACGGAGATATTCGATGCTGTTGATTACGTGGTTGCTGTCGAAGCTGACGTCACCCATCAGGACAACCCGAAACCGTTTTATGTCACGGAGAATCTGGCGCGCTTCGATGCGTTCAAGGACAAGCTGATCGTCGTTCGAGCGTCGGGCCTGCCCACAATGGAGCAGGACCCTGACCCTTGGGCACGCGAGTTATCCCAACGTGAACACGTCGCCATCGGCCTATCGCAGATCGGTGTCAGCGCCAACGACATCTTGTTGCACGGCGACGTCGACGAGATCCCTCGCGCCATGCACGTTCGCATGGTGAACCCGGCACCGGGTTGGTTCACATCGTTTCACCAGTCGCTGCACTGTTTCGCCGTCGACTGGCTCCACCCTGACCCCTGGTTCGGCACCGTTGCTGGCCGTGCCGGTTCGGTGATGGCGTTGACCGACAACCTGAATCCGTTTGCACGCATGCGTGACAAGCGCAACCGTTGGTCACAGCCCGGCTCGTACGTTGAGCCGCAACCATTGGTTGAAAGTGGTTGGCACCTGACATGGTTGGGTGGCCGTGACGCCGGACTGAAGAAGCTTGGCTCATTCTGTCACCCCGAAATTGCCGATCGCACGCAGGTTGGCCTTGAGGCTGATCTGTATTACCGCGACGGCTGGCACGTTGACGGACGCCGGCAGAAAGCCGTCGACGTTGACGACACGTTCCCGAAGTGGATACGCGAAGGCCATGCGCCTGCTGCATGGTTTCGTCCACGCGAGGTGACACCATGACCGCAGGCTTCACACAGGAGTGGTTCGGTGAACCTTCTCAAGCTGTTCTCGCTCGCCTTGTTGGCGACGTTCGTGACGTGCCTGGACTCATTGTTGAGATCGGTGCATGGGAAGGGCGCTCGACGTGTGCGTTGGCGCGCGCTGCGTTCCCACGCCTCATCGACACCTGCGACACATGGCAGGGTTCGCCCTCAGAAATCTCAGGGCCACTTGCCGCAGAGCGTGACGTACGCGAACAGTGGGCGCAAAACGTTGCGGCGTTCACATCCGGCAACGTGGTCGAGCATCGAATGGGGTGGCGTGAATACGTCCCCACGATCACCGAACTCATAGCCCTGTGCTTCATTGACGCCGAGCATTCCTACATCGAGGTGCTTGACAACATCCGTGCAGTGCTGCCGCTCATGGCTCCCGGTGGGATTATCTGCGGCGACGACGTGCACCACAAGCCAGTTCAACAAGCCGTCATCGAAACCCTCGGTGAAGTCGACGTTGAGGCCACGTTGTGGGTGTTTCGTTTGCCAGCTCCAAAGGCCATCGACGCTGAACGTCTCAGTGTCCAGTTCCCAGAACTGGCACCGTCAGACACCGAGTGGTCGTATGCGCTAGCGGAGATTGGCGATGCGTACACCGACTACGTCACGAACGTTTCAGCACCTGAGCACGCCGTGTCACATGAGACGGCGGCCTATCTGCACCATCTGTGCAACCGGCTCAAGCCAGCCAAAGCGTTGGACTTGGGCTCAGGCTTTTCGTCGTGGGTGTTGCGCCAAGGTTGCAACGATGTCACCTCAGTTGACGACAACCCCGAATGGGCGGCCAAGACTGAAGCGTTCATTGGTGCCAGCGTCACCTCATGGGAACAGCATCTCGCTGAGCCCGGCGGCCCGTACGACATCATCTTCGTGGACCTCGCCAACGGTGATCTTCGCGAAGACGCAATGATTCACGCTGTGCCACTGAGCGCACCAGGCGGCGTGATCGTGTTCGACGACACTCATCACCCCGGCCACCTTCGTGTGGCGTTGCAAGCTTCAGCGTTTGCCGGGCTGTCGACGTTCACACTGCCACGCACACTTGACCCCATCGGGCGTTTCGCAACGCTGGCTGTACGCAGCGAACTTGGTGACGCTTACTCGCGAGCATCAAGGACACCGTCGGACATCAACGAGCACCTCGGTTGGTTCGTTGACTGCGTGCGACTCCTTGACGCCAAGAACGTCATCGAGCTGGGATCACGCTCAGGCGTGTCGACCACAGCGTGGCTATACGCCTTGCGTGACACCGGTGGGCGGTTGACAACCGTCGACCTCGATGTCGCCCCTCCAATCGGCACATGGCCGAACTGGCGGCATATCCAGGGCAACGACATGGACCCGGATGTCATCAGCCAGCTCGAACCAGCAGACATCGTGTTCTTGGACACCTCGCATCTCTACCAAGAGACGTGCCGTGAACTGAACACGTACCGCTGGCTCGTCAAGCCCGGCGGTGTGCTGGTGTGTCACGACTCCAACGTCGAGCGCTTCTACGAAGCACCTGACACCGAGCCGCCATACGCAGTGCGCAAGGCCATTGAAGAGTTCATCGACGACACAGGGTTCGACAAGTTCGACTTCCTGCATTGCAACGGCCTCACGGTCATAAAGGTGGTTTGACAACATGGCCATCGTCAACGGTTACGCAACGATCGCCCAGCTCCGTGAGGAGCTGGGCATTGCTGACAACAGCGACCAAACGAAACTGGAGACGGCCATCGCTGCCGCCTCTCGTCAGATCGACGGTTACTGTGGGCGACGGTTCTGGCAAGACACCACCGTCGTTGCACGCGAGTTCATCGCAGACGATTCACGCTGCCTTGAGGTGCCTGACATCTCAACGACGACCGGTCTGATCGTCAAGACTGACAGCGCTGGCGACGGCACGTACGCAACGACGTTGGCGATCACCACCAACTTTCTGCTGACACCGTTCAACGCTGCCGACTCAACACCGGCGTGGCCGTACACCTCGGTGACGATTGTCGACTCGATTGGTTCATACTTCCCGGTGTCTGGCTACGGCCGTCCCGGTGTGCAGGTCACCGCCAAGTGGGGATGGCCGGCTATTCCTGACGCAATCTTCAAGGCGTGCCTGATCCAATCCACTCAGCTGTACAAGGCGTCCGACGCAGTGTTCGGCGGCATCCAGATCGGTGACGGCGGCGTACTTCGTGTACGTGGCCAACTCAACCCGATGGCCGCAGCGCTCTGCGACGACTTCGTGTTGCTGCAATGACGGTCACCATCTCTCAGGTGCGTGCTGATCTTGCAGCGGCGGTGACATCAACAGGCTTGCGTTGCTCGGCGTACATCGTCGACCTCGTCAACCCTCCGTGCGCAATGGTGAGTCGTGGCCAGTTCAACCCGCAGATGATCCTCTCTGGAGGCAAGGCCACCTACCCATTCACGGTGCACGTCTACACCCAACGCGCAGCAGAGAAGGCGTCACAACAGGCGCTCGACTTATGCGCAGACGTCACCGGTGTTGCGTCGCTCGTCACCGCCATTCAGAACGGTTCGTTGTGGACAACAGCGACCGTTGACTACGCACAGGTGACGGGTGTCGGCGGCGAACAGATCGCTGACATCAACGGCATTCAGTACATCACAATCCAAGTCGACGTCGAGGTGGTCTTCTAATGGCATTCACAAGCGCTAACGCGTCACGTATCGTTATTGGTTCGTTGCACTATTCGGGCTATGCCACGCAGTTCGCGTTGAGCCGTTCGGTGGACATGCTCGAAACAACAACGCTGCTCGATACAGCGAAGACGTTCATCCCCGGTTCAAGCGATGCCACGGCGTCACTTGACTTCTTGTTGGACTCAGACGGTGCCGCAGGTGACTGGGCCCAGATGACGGCATGGAAGTCGTCGCAGCCAACACCGCTGTCGTACGCCCCGGTGGGCCTAACGACGGGTTCGTTGGCGTTCTTGATGTCAGCAAACGAGTCAGCGTTCAACGTCACCTCGTCGCTCACCAACCCGGTGTCGGGTAACTTGTCCGCACAGGCAACCGGTGGCGCTGAGACCGGCGTTGTCGTTGAGAACCTGACGTCGATCGCTGCCACCGGTAACGGCACCGCCCGTGATGGCGCTGCGGCCTCCACTAACGGCGGTGTTGCCCACTTGCACGTCACGGCATGGAGCGGTGTCACATCAAGTGTGGTCACCATCGAGCACTCAGTCGACGGCGCTACAGCGTGGGCGACACTCGTCACCTTTGCGAGCGCTACCGCTGCCACCTCTGAGCGTGTTGTTGTCGCCGCTGGCACAACGGTGCGCCGCTACCTACGCGTTGTCGACACCTTGACGGGCACCCCTGTCTACACGCGTGGCGTGTTCTTCGCTCGCCGTTAACCAACCCGCACTACCAACCCATAACCCTTAGGAGTCATCATGGCCTTTCGCGCCGGAACAACCACCAAGATCTACATCGCCAACGCAGCTGGCGTCCTGACCGATCTGTCGCCGTACGCCGACAACCTCAGCGGGGCGCAGAATACGGCCATGCTCGAGGTCTCAACTTTCGGCACCGCCTCAAAGGTGTATGTGCCGGGCCTCATCGACAACGGGCAGTTGTCAATGTCTGGCCCACTCGACGCAGCGTTGTGGACACACCTCACCGCACTCGAAACCGCACAGCAGTCAGGTGGCTCAGCAGCCGCATCGTTCGTCATTGGTTGGGGCGGCTCGGTTGCCACCTACCCACGTACCGCAGGCTCGGTGTACGTCACCAGCACTGCCGTGACGTCGTCGAACTCGGGCGTGCTCACCTACACCGCCTCGCTGCAAGTCTCAGGTGCGGTCACCAACGGAACGTTCTAGTCGTGGCGGTTCAAGGCTTTGCTGCACTTGACCGGCGCATCGAGAAACTGTCCACCGAGATTGTCTCGGGCAAGTCAACGGTGAAGCTCTGCAACGCCGTTGGCTTGATGGCTAAATCCGC